ATAATTCAAAATGGCAGACCTTTGCATTCCCGCCTGCCACAGTTTTGGCTAACTCGGTTATTGTCAGTCCAGATGACCCATACCTGACACCTAACAATAACCAGCACATCACAATAAGCCCAACGGCTAATTTTAAGATTATTATTACTGTGCCTTTATTCGATAATGAAGGCAATCTTAACGGCGTTGAAGATCATGTAGTGCGAGTGTTTAACCTGCTCGCTGCATCTTCTTTGACCTATAATGTAGGCGCGATAAGCGCACCTAGCGTTCTCAATGCTGCTTCGGGAGACCTTCTCAGTTGCGAGATGTCCGTATCAATTCTAACAAGTTGGAGTTAATCATGTCCGATAACGACAAAGCAAACGCAGAATGGCTCGTGCGAATCGGTCAAACTGCAACAGCACCAAAACCAGTCACTAAGAAAGATGAGGAATAAAAATGGCACAAGGTTTAGTAAATAAGGTCGGTTTCAAAGTAGGCGCGACAGACCCTGCCTCAATCGATCTTAGCGCGTATGTAACAAGTTTCACATTGACTCGTTCTGTAGATCAGATTGAGACCACAGCGATGGGCGATACTGGCCATCGTTATGTTGCAGGATTGCAGAATAACAGCATTACTGTTGATCTAATCAACGATGATGCAGCTTCTGCTGTATTGCAGTCACTTAACACTCTTTTTGCTACTAATGCATACTTTAAGTGCGCACTAGATAAGTCATCAACAGGTTCAGCTGCTAACCCATTTTACAGTGGGCTAATCTTGGTTGATACAATTACTCCTATTAACGGAGATGTTGCAAGTCTAGGAATGCAGAGCCTGACTTTTCAGGTTTCAGGAGCAATCACAGTAGCAACCACAGGTACATTCTAAACAACTAAACAAAGGGGCAAATCATGGCACAGCTAAAGATTACATTCGAAGATGGAAAAGTAGTGCAGGGCGAAGTAACTCCTATCATCGAATACATATTTGAACAGCATTACAAGATGGGGTTTCACAAGGCCTTCCGTGAGGAAGAACTTCAGACCCAAGTGTATTTTTTAGCTCATGAAGTTGTTAAAAGGTTAGGTGAGCCAGTAGATGCAAGGTTAGAGACTTTCATCGGCACTCTTAAAAATGTCGAGGTGTTGGACTCCGACCCTTTGTCTTAAAGCGCGATCTTCCATTCACTTACCTCATTGCTCGATTGAGCATTAGGTTGGGGCTCGCGCCACAGCAGTTATTAGAATTAGACCCAACAATGCTTCAGGCATTGATGCAAGGCCTAAGAGATGAAGCAAAGGAGATGAACGATGCCAACAGAAGTAGTAGGCGCGGTCGCTCTTAAGAAAGCCTTAAACAAATATGCTCCAGACCTTGCTAAAGAATTGAATAAGGAATTGGGCGCAGTTCTGAAGCCAATCGTCAATGAAGCTAGGTCATTCGTTCCAATTGCTTCTCCTATGAGTGGCTGGAGTGAAGTTACTAGCCCTCGTGGCAGGTTTCCAAAATATAACGCTATGGAAATCCGCAAGGGTATTATCTATAAAACATCACCTTCTAAACCTAATCGCGCTGGATTTGTTAATAATATCCGTATTCAGAATAAGTCTATGATTGGTGCAATCTATGAGACTGCTGGTCGCAAGAATGGCCAAGGTCAAGATTGGGTTGGGCCAAAAGCAGGTGGAGCATCTAAAGGTGTATCTCGCTCAAATAATCCTTATGCTGGCAATCAATTTATTTCTAATCTAGGGCAACTCTATGGCCCAGCTCGTAAAGGTGATCATCGCATGATGGGTCGCTTAATCTTCAGAGCGTGGGCTAATACTCAGGGCAGAGCCAATGCTTCAGTCTTTAAGGCAATCGAAAACACAACAACAAAGTTCAATCGTAGAACAGCAATGGTAGATGTTAGGAGAGCAGCATGAGTAATGTAGCCATTAATATCGCCGCTGAGTTCATAGGAAAAAAGGCGTTCAAGCAAGCAGAGACATCTACCGATAAACTCTCTAGAAGTGTTAAAAGACTAGCAGGTAGTTTAGGTATTGCCTTTGGTGTTCGTGGAATTGGTCGGTCAATCAAAGCCTTTGCAGAAGATGATAAAGCAGCTCAAGCATTAGGACAGACCCTTAACAACCTTGGCCTTGCTTACGGCAGTAGTGCTGCAACTGTCAATGGATACATTTCTCGTTTAGAGCAACAAACAGGTGTCCTTGATGATGAGCTTCGTCCAGCCATGGATCGCTTTTTGCGAGCCACAATGTCAGTTACTAAATCTCAAGAGTTACTTAACCTTGCCCTAGATATTAGTGCAGGCACAGGCAAGAGCCTCACCCAAGTCTCACAAAGTCTGCAAAAGGGTTACCTAGGGCAGACTCAAGCTTTAGGTCGTTTAGGAGTAGGACTTAGCAAGGCAGAATTAACGAGTTCAAGTTTTGAAGAAATCCAGCAGAAACTTTCTGTTCTTTTTGCAGGTCAAGCTTCTGTTGCTGCTGGCACTTATGCAGGCGAAATAGCCAAGTTACAGGTTGCAGTCAATAACGCTAAAGAAACTATTGGTAAGGGATTTGTTGATGCCCTTAAGACTGCTTCTGGGTCAAATACTATTGATCCAGTAATCAGTGGCATTGGAAAGATTGCAGAAGCTTTCGCCAATTTAACTCGTGAGACTGGCAAGTTCGTTAATATAACCAAATCTTTATTTGATCCAAAGAATTTCTTCTTTTACAATAATCCTGCTAATGGCTTCAAAGGCATAGGCAATATCTCTATGTCAGTATCTTCACAGGATACTCAGAAAGCCGATGCAATAGCCGCATCTAAAGCAGCAGCTGCACAAACAAAAGCAACTCAAGCTTTAACTAAAACCACTAAAGAGAACCTTAAGTTAGCCAAAGCCAAAGCAATCTTTGACCTTCAGAAGATTCAGATTGAGGCAGCTCTCAAGGGCAAGATTTCAGAAGAAGATAAGATTCGCTTACTCCTTCTTAAAGCAATTGCTAATGAGAACATGGATGATATTGAGAAATATACAAAGATGCTCAATGATGTTCAGGGTAAAGTTACAGAGCTTCAAACTACATTGGCTGACGTTTATACAATGGATGCAGGCAATCCTTTCGTGTCATGGGAAATTGGCCTAGATGGAGTCCAACGAGCAATCATTGAAATCAATGATCAGTCTATTGAACTGACTAACACCCTTGCTCAGAACTCTTTGGCTATGGGATTACTTGGTGGAGCATCTTTTGCTCAGGCTTTATCAGGTGCAAACTATGCAGCTCAAGCAGCTGCTGCTGCTGCTAAGGCAGGATTTACTGGCACATTAGGTGATTTGCCACCAACAGGCGGTAACACTGGTGGTAACACTGGTGGCAATACAACTGTTCAAGTAACTGTTCAGGGTAGTGTTACTGCTCAGGCAGACTTAGAAAAAGCCATCCAAGATGCAATCAATATATCTAATTCTTCAGGAACTGCTAACTACTTAGCTCCTAAGACTTGGAGAGCAGAAGTCTAATGGCATTGCCAGCAACTATTGGAGTGACCATCAACTTTAGCGATGGCCCTACTTACGGTTATCCATTTACTATTGGATCATCGTTCTATGGCATTCTTGGAGTTAATGAACTAGCAGGTGGCTCTACTTCATCTCTCATTCAAGATTTTTCAGACCAGACTACTCAGATAGCCATTCGTAGAGGTCGTGACCTTTTTACGGATACCTACAATGCAGGTCAAGCAACAGTAAAGATTCTTGACCCTAATGGAGATTTCAACCCACAGAACACAGCATCTCCTCTGTATGGTTATGTCAAGCCTTTGCGCAAGATTCAGATTACTGCCACATACTCAGGCACTACTTACTATCTTTTTAGCGGTTACACCTCTGAGTATCGCTACACATACCCAACAGGACAAGATATTGGTTATGTGACTGTTGCATCCTTTGATGCGTTTAAGATATTTAACCTAGCCCAGATTGGCACTGTGGCTGACTCAGGCTCTGGTCAAGACACTGGCACTCGAATCAATCGCATTCTGACTCAAATTGACTGGCCTAATTCCATGCGTACTATTGCAACGGGTGACACAATCTGTCAGGCAGACCCCAGCTCAGCTCGTACTGCATTGCAAGCCTTGCGCGTGGCCGAGTTTAGCGAATTAGGCGCTTTTTATATTGATGTTGTTGGCAATGTTGTTTTCAAATCTCGTTCTGAAACTATTGAATCCCTAGATGATACCCCAACGGTATTCAATCAGACTGGTACAGGTATTAACTACGCTAATCTTAAGTTCTCATTTGATGACAAGCTCATCATTAACTCAGCTAATATCACTCGCATAGGTGGCACTACTCAGACCTATACCAACGCTGCCAGCGTGGATAGTTACTTCTTGCATTCTGTGGCTTCCAATAACCTTCTTATGCAGACAGATGCAGATGCTATGAATCTTGCTACTGCTTATGTCAATAGTCGCAAGGACACCACTATCCGCATTGACTCCATGACCTTAGATTTATGTACCCCAAATTACTCAGCAGGGGTTACTGCTGGGCTAAGTCTTGACTATTTTGATAATGTCACTATCTCAAATATCCAGCCAAATGGCGATACAATTACCAAGACCTTGCAGGTTCAGGGTGTCAGTCATGACATCACTCCTAATACTTGGTTCAGCACTTTCACCACGATGGAGCCAATTACCGATGGCTTCCTCATTGGGAACTCAGAATACGGTATATTAGGCATCTCAGCCTTAGCATGGTAAAGGAGCAATAAATGGCAACAGGCTTTCCAGCAGTAACGGGAGATGTCCTATCAGCAGCTATGTTCAATGGCTTGGTGGCATACACTCTTAATACTCAAACTGGTTCAACCTACACACTTGCATCTACGGATCAATATCAGGTCTTAGTGGTAACTAGCAACGCAGGAACAAAGACGGTGAGTATCCCAACAGATGCCACTTATGCATTTCCTACAGGAACTGCAATTACAATCGTTAATACAGGAGCAGGGTTGCTTACTATCAATGCTGTGACTCCTGCCACAACTACTGTTTTTAGTAGTGGAGCAACATCTACAGCTCCAACAGTGGCACAATACAAAGCAGCAGTTGCAATTAAGACTGCAACTAATAACTGGGTCGTAACAGGCGGTATTGCATAAAATGTTAAATGTCGCAGCTGCTTTACATAGCAGACCTTTCACTCCTAATCCAACACCTACTGTGGAGTATTTAGTTATTGCAGGTGGCGGTGGTGGCGGAGCTGACACTGGTGGTGGTGGCGGAGCAGGCGGTTATCGCACTGCAACAGGTCTTTCAGTATCGGGTGCTTTCACAGTTACTGTAGGTGCAGGCGGTGCAGGTGGTGCAGCTTCAGGTAATCCAGGCACTATTGGCTCTAATTCAGTATTTTCTAGCATTACTTCAACAGGCGGTGGCCGAGGCGGTGGCCGAAATACAAATAATGCAGGTATAGGTGGTTCAGGTGGCGGTGGTGCTGGTACTAACAGCAATGCAGGAGCTGCTGGCACATCAGGACAAGGCAACGCAGGTGGCACAGCAGCAACAGGTGCAGGTGGCGGTGGCGGTAAAAATGCTGTTGGAAATAATGGTTCAGGTTCTAATGGTGGAGACGGTGGTGCAGGTTTAGCATCATCTATTAGTGGATCATCAGTAACTTATGCAGGCGGTGGCGGTGGTGGTTGCGGTGGTGCTGGTGGAAACACACCAGGCTCAGGCGGAGCAGGCGGTGGCGGTGCTGGTGGAAATGTTAATAGTGGTTCATTAGGTTCAGCAGGAACAGTAAATACTGGCGGCGGTGGCGGCGGTGGTGGTCGTGAATTTGCACCTGGTTCAGGTGGTTCAGGTGGCTCAGGAATCATCATTGTGCGCTACACAAACACTTATGATGATATTCAAGTAGGAGCAGGATTAACTTATACATCTGCAAATGCTGGTGGATATAAGATTTATACATTCACAGCAGGAACAGGAACGGTGACAGTCTAATGGCGCACTATGCATTCCTAGATGAAAATAATATCGTTACTGAAGTAATTACAGGCATTGATGAGACAGAACTAATTGCTGGACAAGAGCCAGAAATCTGGTACGGCCAATTTAGGAATCAAAAGTGTGTGCGTACTTCTTACAGCGGAAAGATTCGCAAGAACTTTGCTGGTATTGGTTACACTTATGATGAAGTGCGCGATGCTTTTATTGAACCAAAACCAGAGAATGCAACAGGCTTTGATGAGGAGTCCTGCACATGGATAGTGCCAAGAGCCGATGAAACCCAGACTATCTAAATCTGGAATCCAGTTAAGAGAACAGATAGATGATTGCTTCCCAGAGCGTGATCGTGCGAGTGACGGCTGGGTCGCAGATGTCAGGCACATGCGTGAAGGCAAGTCTGATCATATACCAGATGCTGATGGATGGGTTCGTGCTATCGACATTGACCGTGATTTATCGGGAAAAGCCAAGCCAGACATTATGCCCGATTTTGCAGATGCGCTTCGAATCTATGCAAAACGTAATGGAAAGAGAATTGCCTACATCATCTTTGACGGCAGGATTGCGTCTCCCATTCTCGGGTGGAAATGGCGCACATACAAAGGGGCGAATAAACATAATCACCACATGCATGTCAGCTTTAAGAAAGAAGCTGATAACAATGGTGACTTTTATCAAATACCTATGTTAGGCGGACAATAATGAACATGAAGAATCCATACTTTTTAACTGCTGGAGCATTCCTAGCAGCTTGGGCTGCATCAAACTTTGCAGCTGACTATCGCTCAATACTCTGGGCTTTACTAGCTGGCGTCTTTGGTTATGCCACACCAAAAAGATAATGACTGCTATGGACACGGCGGCTCTTGCTGTTGCTGCTACGACCGTTATTGGTTCATTTATTGGGTCAGTGCGATGGTTAGTAAAGCATTACCTAACAGAGCTAAAGCCAAATGGCGGGAGTTCGATGAACGATAGAATAACCCGTCTTGAAGCGCGTGTCGAAACTGTGATTCAACTTCTAGAGAGGTAACAATTATCTCATGGCAAGAAAAGCAACTAAGGCTTTAGAAGATCAAGGTTACTCAGCTCTTGATGCTTATTGCATAGGCATGTATGAGTTCTGGAAAAGCCTTAAAAAAGCAGGATTCCGAGAAGATGTCATGATGGGAATCATTGTCGAGCCTTCAGCTTACCCTGGTTGGATATTGCCAGACCCAGTCGATCCAGAACGGTTTGGCGATTATGAAGATGAGGACGATGACTAAACGCCGATACTTGGTTATCTCGGATTTACAAATCCCATTTCACCATGAGCAAGCTGTTAAAAATCTTATTAAATTAGTTAAGCGAGAGAAGTTTGACCTTATCCTTAATACAGGCGATGAGCTTGACATGCAATCGCAGTCCAAGTGGGCTAAGGGAACACCGCTAGAGTGGGAAGGTACGCTAGATGCTGACAGAAGCCTTGCGCAGGATATTCTTTATGAACTCGGCACAACAGATGTCACTCGGAGCAATCACACAGACCGCCTATACAACACACTACTACGCGCACCTAGCCTCATCGGATTACCAGAACTGGAATACTCAAAGTTTATGGACTTCAACGGGCTTGGAATCAGATTCCATAAAAGACCATTCGAGTTTCA